ATAGACGGAGAGCCAGTCGTCAAGCTCTGGCGTGACTTCATAGGTAGAACCCCGCTTAATGAGCCACTCATGGATACCCATAAGGCCGAGGCCGAGTCGTCGATTCTTTTCACGGACTTGATACACTTTCTCATAAGGAAGTTGAGCACGGAGTGTGCCACACAAAAGGAACTTAGTGCCTAGTTCTACAATATCCGCAAGTTCTTGAATCGAGTCGATACGACCGAGGTTAATAGAACCAAGGTTGCAAACATCGCTGTCATCTTCAGACGTAACTTCTGTACAAGCATTTCGTAGTGTCTCATTTTCTTTGTCAAAGAAGTTAAAGGAAAAGCCGGGTTCTGCAGTGCGTAGTGCTTGCTCGACATTCTTAAGGAACACAGGACCAACGTCGCCAGTCTTCCAATAATCAGTTAGCCACTTAGTATCGTAATTAACTGAGATATTAGTCATATCAAGATCAGCAGGATAGTTAAAGTCAATCTGCTTTACGTCCCACTTAGATAGGCCAGTGCCGGGTACTGGATGGTTCTGCCAATCCTTGGCATTCAAGAACTCGTCAATGTCGCCGTGTTGGTGATTGAGACTTGCATAGATAGCACTGCGTCGACTACCGCCCTGCATGACTCTACGGCCAATCTCGTTGAGCATCTGCATCTTAGGCAGGGGGCCACTTGCAGTGCCGCCTGTGCGCCCCAGAGGGGAACCACTGGCCCTGTACACAGAGTAGTCAACACCAATACCACCACCTGTCATGAGGCATGACTCGGCTTTCCATGATAGATTAGCCCAGTCTTCTCGGCTATCTTCTTCGGCTCGAAGTAGATAACAGTTGTTAAAGAACTTAGCTTGTCGTCCAGCATAGTAAAGGTAGCGTCCACCAGCCAAGAACTTCATGTCTTGCATATGCTTAGTCAACGTAGACTTTTCTGTAGGTGTCATGTCTTCGCCACATACATCCTCGACTAGGACACGGCAAAGATCAGCCCAAGTCTCACAGCCTTCGTGAGCGTACTTGTTTCGAAAGATTGTCTCGCTAAAGGCAGAACGAAACATAGGGTTTTCATTAGAACGGAATGTCATTTAGAATGTTCCTCGTGAGCCAAAATATTGAACGAGATCAGTGTACCCACCAATGCGTTCATCTTTATTAAAAATTTGTGGTACTGTATTCAGATTTAGATGTTTAAAAAATTCAAGGAGACTTGGATGTTCGGAGATATCCATTTCAAAAAATGCAATGTCTGTCTCCTTAAGCAGGTCTTTGGCTTTGTCGCACCAAGGACAATTCTTTTTTGTTATAATAACAACCTTCATTCCATTAATGCTTTCCAAGATGTAGGCCATTGATTTTCCATAAGGTCTGCAATTTGTTCAGCTACCCTACGAGTTTCTAGTTGTGAATGAGGATCCAAACGGAGCCTACAAACACGAGCAAAAGCAAAGAGAGATCCACTCCAAATCCATTCTGTCATCATTGATTGAGGTAATACCATGCGAGCTTGTTCAGGACACACACCCCGAAGGAGAAGACCTTCGTAGGAACCAAGAGCAAAGCCAATAAGGTGTTCTAAATTTCCATTAAACATTGTCGAGTCTTCGTGTATCTCATCACTACTGCCCTGCTTAACATTGTCAGCACGTAGTCGCCAACCACCGTCAGGCCTATAGAACTCTGGTTCAGAGTCTACATAGCGTCGACTAACTTCATTCCAAGCAAGTCCAACTGTATGCTTCTGTAATTGTCGAGCGACAAAGATAGGAGCCTTGACATGGAACTTTACATAACAATGAGAGAACGGAGACCAGTGATTGTGACTGGCAAGATATTTAATAAGAGATTCGTCTGCAGGTTTGAGAGATAGGTAATCCCCGTCGTCATCCCATTCAGACGTCTTGTTAAAAGAAACTCTTGCAGCGTCAACAACATCTAGGTCGTCTCCCATAAAGTCTAGTAATTCTACATTAATATTCGACATTATCTACCCCTATGCCATAACGCCTAATGCGCCGTTCATCTTCATCTTCACGTAGTCTAGGTGGAATAACTTGTTGCTTATACTTAGGAGTCCTCAGATCTTTCGCTATGTGGTTGATCCGTCGAGTCCTGTGTCGTTCCTTTTCCTCGTCCATCTAAATACTCAAGCTCTCTTTGTGCAAAAAATATCATCTTGTTTAAGTCGTATCGGCGGTCTGTACCTTCTTTATCGTCAAGACGAAAACAGGCCTTAAAGATATTGCCAACATTAAAACCCATTTGTTTGTAATGGATTAAGTCGCCAATATCTTCGGCCCATTTAGGTATGTCGTAATATCCGGTAGAACCTCCGTCAGACTTTATCGTTTGACGTTCGTTCAATGTATTCCTCTTCTGTGATTAAGCCACACTCAAGTAACAAAAGTGCATTATCTTCCCAACCTGATGTGTTGTCAAGCCAGTCTTCTACAGTAAGTTCTAACTCTTCAACTAGATCGTAAACATCATATCGTTCAATAATACGCTTACGGAACTCATCATATTGATCATCATTTAACATTAGCATAAGCCTTCTTTAATCGTGCTAGGCTAATGTGTTCAAGGTCGTAAGAGCCATCGACAACTTCTCGTTTGACGACAACTCCGGGGTTCCACATTGCGTTAGCTGGTCCTGCAAAATCTGCTTCGTAATCTTGGTAAACGCCAACCACACATCCATGAACTTTCTGTCCGCGGACATCAGAGCGGACACAGTAATCAAAGAGGTGACTGTGACCTTGGGTACAGCTGGCAAGCTGCTTGAGAATGAGGCTTTGAGCATGACGCTCCCCCCCAATAGGTCTCCCCATAATTCCGGATACAAAGTAATGCTGGTACGTGACTCCATCAATATTGATAGGAGTAAGAAATGGAATTTCCTCAAATCCATACTCTCTAGACTGCAAGTCTTTGAGACTAATTGTACCTTCGAGAATGGGATCTCTATCGACAACTCGATTGATTCGATTTTCATGATTTCCTAATGTCCTTACAAACCTTGGAAGCTTTTTCTTTTGTCGTTTAACAATTGACGTCATCTTCTCTTGAGCGTCGATACCAGCATTGATATCCTTTTGGTACCGCCTACCCTCAAATCCTTTTGTCCCCTTATCATAGGAACAAAGAGAAGCCATATCAAACCAATCACCAATATCAATAACCACGTCTGGTTTAATATCGTTGATCAAATGTCCCAGCCATTTATAGCGTTCGTTATGATGGTCAGGGTGTGCATGGCTATCGGGTATGATTAAATGCGTCTTAGGTTGATTTAGTATTAAGTTAGCCATTCTGAAGGAATATCCCCATCCGCCCACGGAAATCCGTGTCGTTCTGCCCATTGGGCATGTGTGTTTTTCTGTCCACTGATCTTCTGATGAGCGTCCATAAAGACAAATCGTATATCAAGTTGGGGGTGAGCAGCTTTCACCGCTCGCATCTTACCAGCATCCCCCGGCCTGAATCGACCCTTGGCCTCAATAATAATTCCATTCTTTAAGATAAAGTCAGGAATATAATTATGAGGAATAATATAAGGAAGTTTAAGGGTTTCATATGTATACGAGATTTTTGATTTCTTTAACTGAGCATCAAGGGTTCTTTCGAAGCCACTCTTAAAAGCCATGGTGTTAATTCATAGCCGTCTTAGTCTCAGGAATACTTTGTACGTACTTGATGTGACCAAGTGGTGCAGCAAAGGTAAAGTTAACTCCTGAGCCATCTGCAGTTGGAACACCTGTTGCGACAAAGGCAGTATTGATCATAAGCAAACCAAACGCATCCAAGTTAGTGTCGTCCATCATAATGAACCTATAGTTTTGAGTCTTGGGTCCATCAGACTTAGTAACAGCGGCTTGTTCCTTCTCACGAACTCGCGCTGCAATGTTAACCAAATTGTCACTACCGATACCTTGAGTCAAAATGTAATCTCCTTGGGCCCATTGGGCTCTCTAATAACTTCTACAAAATGTTTTGGCCCTGTTGAGTACAGGAATGTACGTAGTCCTATTCCATTATTCACATCTTTCCAGCACTCGAACTTGTGACGACAGTAAGAACAATTGACACTGAGGATGGCATTTCCGGACTTACCATCCAGCTCAGGCGCATGGCACCGTTCTGGAAGTTCGGGAGATACGACGACTGCCTTAAGGTGGTCAATCCTATCTTCGATCTTATACTTAGATAGTTCGTCGCTGGAATGACGATCAAGTACGATGTGTCCGAGAGTTTTGTCAATTGCAAAGAAGGCCCCGTCTCGACCATCAAGTCCTTTAGAGTATCCGGCAAGTTGTTCCATGTATCCAAAGGAATCGTTCTCAGGCAACGTACCGTCTTTAAACTTCTTGAAAGCATAGGTTGAAGCAGACTTGCAATCAACCAAGACTCCATCAATAGTGCAGTCAATAGAACCAACAATGCCATTAACTTCTACCTTCTTCTGTTTGTCGTCTACAGTGTGTCCTGCTTCTTCTGCAAGGAAGATCAACATCAGTTCAAGTATATCTCCGAAGAGAAACTTGATCTTAGTTGAGGGACTTAGTTCTTCAGGGTTATCATCACCACCATTCATATCGTAGTATAGTTGTCGATCACCCTTACCTAGATTAGACATGCGTAAGTAGTTAGGTCCGCGCACCTCGGACAACCTTCGCTCAATAGTCTCAGCGAGGTCACTACCAAAAGTCTTAACTCGTTCTTTATCACATTCATGTGGTGCTCTAAATAGTGCATGAATATCTGGAATTAGATCGTCGATATCTTTCACTTAAGTCTCCAATAATCAAAGATTGGTGCCGGATGAAGGACTCGAACCCTCGACCTGATGAGTACAAAACACCCGCTCTACCACTGAGCTAATCCGGCAATCTCTCTTAGTCCTCAGCCCATTCGTTAGCGGCCTTGTCGTTGACGGGGAATGACTCACCGCCCTCGTAAGGAACATGCTCGAAGACCTGCACAGCAATTACGTCTGCTCGAACACCCTCCTTCTTACCGAACTCCCAAGGATTAATATTGTACTTAACGTTAAGAACTGAACCATTACCGATCAATGTATTCTCAACCCAGTCAACACCACGACCATCAACGATCTTGATTGGCTTTGATTGAGTACCGTCTGCCTTGTAGGCCTTACGCTTAAACGTAATGTAGCGATCTGCGTTCTTAGGATCTGTCTTGATCTTAGCGCCAACACCTTGCTCGTCTAGAGCAGCTTCAGTTGCCTTGTCAATAACAAGATCGAATGACCATTCTTTATTCTTCTCGCCGGGATTATAACCTTCAATAGGCTTACCAACAATCTTAGCGTAACGTGCAAGTCCACGAATCATCATATACGGTTCTACCTTTTTACACTGAGAGGACCAATTCCTCTACTATTATAGTATAACATATTTAGGGATAAAGTCAAGCTAATTAATGCGTTTCAGCCCAAGTTTGTCCAATTTTGTAGTCTCCATCGAAGGGAACTCGTAGATTGAAGTGCTCTCCTGCATCTCTGGCGGCTTGTACTGCGATCCTCCCCAGTTCCTCTGCCTGTCTGGAGTCGACTTCATGTTGACCTTCATCATGGATATCACCTACTTTCATATGATCTAAGTGTTGTGCACGTTCATTAATAAAGATAGCCGTCTGCTTCATGAGAACTGCTTCTGCTGGTTGTATGCGATAATTAAGGGCAGCGTGTTCAGACGGCCCTCTAACGTATCCTCCATCAAGGCAACGCATCCAGCCTTCAGGAGTAGATCGCTGTTCGTCTCTAGCAGACTCAGTAGCCTCGTATAATCCTGGAGTGACGGCGTATAGTTGGTCTTGGATCCATTTTCCATAGGCTTCTAGTTCCTTGTATGTGCCAGTCTTACCAGCAGTTGTTGCAAGTTTGGGAGGGAATGCTCCGAATAGATTTGCATAAAAGACGTTCTTGATCTGCTTGCGAGTAATACCGATCAGGTCTGCATTCTCTTGGTGAGGATCACGACCAGATTCATAGAACCTAATACCATCTTCAGGGTTAGGTAAGTAGTGTGCAAAGCAGCGCATCTGTGCCGCCTTAGCATCGTAGCCAAGCAGTGAACGTCCGGGTGGTGCTCGCCATAGACTACGACAGTCATGGCCGTACATGGCCTCGTTAGAGGCTACGTTAGCGGTGTTAGGAGCACTGTGTGTCATGCGCCTAGATGCAGCGCCACAAGA